ACAAACGTGAATCTTCATCACGAAGTACTTCCATCATGATAGGATCAAGTACAAGCCATCTACCTGCAGTGTCTACTTGGTTCTGATCTAACAAACGACCCATACGTGAAATCAACATTGCTGGTGATACGTATGCTGTTGGTAGAGCAGTTGCTCCTGGTAAACGTGCTGCAACTGGGATCGAGTGATCACCTGCTGAAGTTGTAGTAATGTTTCCGAAGTCACCTTTTTTCAGCTTGTTAGCTGCAAGTAATTCGTCTGAACCAGCAGCTGTATTAGCTTTAGTTCCATTTACTACGTTGTTTACTGTGCCTGCATTAGCGTGTAACGCAGCTTGTTTGTAACCAGTTAGGTAACCTAACACTTCTTGGTCATGCTGATCAGCCAAGCGGAAAGCCGCACGGTTTGTAGCTAAGTCCATGAAGTTTACATGTGAGTGTGCTTCTTCGATATCATCAATCTTGAAAGCAAAGTAATTAGCTTTGTCTACAACGAGTGAGAAATCTGCGTCTGCTAAATCTTGAGCAGCAATAGTTGTACCACGAGCATAAGCTGATACGCTTACCTCAGGCTCTTTTATAATTTTCACTGTATCGCCTTGTGAAGCAATCTCTCCGAAATAGTCAGAGTTAGTGATATCGCCACATACTGTGGACTTGCGGAATGCAAGTTGTACTTTTTTAGAATAAATTACGGAACTAAAGTTACCATTCGGTAAATTTGTATATCCGCTTGCGGATGCAAAAGCCATGATTAATATCCTTTTTGATGGTTGGCTTAATAAATAAGATACGTAGTTGTATCTCGGTTAAGAGAACCTAATCAATCTGGATAAGGGGCTGAGTTTTCAAGGGTGCTCTTAGGTCTACTTGCCAGCTTTACTAAGAGGGCCTCTATTGTCAGGTAATTCTTAAAGATTTATTAGTGTTCTAAAGACTCAGTAAGAGTCCTCGAAGATGCCCTAGTAGGACACCAACAGTTATACCATACTTATACTTGTCTGTCAAGCACTTATTTAAGCATGTTGGTATTATCTAGCTTTGCCTGATACGTCATAAATAAACTTACCACTTGACATAGCCTTTTGTATTTTATCGTAGTTTTCTTCAAAATCCCTATCGGACATCTTAGCTACTTCTGATTCTTTTATAATTGAAGCTGAACCTTCGCTATCAACAGCAGGTGTAGACCTTTTAGAAACAGTTTTAGCTGCATCTTTACTTGCTTTTTTCTTAGCTGCAATAGTCATACCATTGTCTACTTTATACAAGTCAATAACCCTTACAACACTTGCTGCATCATCTGAGTTTTCATATAAAGCATCACGTACCCACTTAGGTTGACTTTCTACCCAATCATGGAACTTATCTGAATCACGTAACTCATCAAAGTCTGCATGTGATTTACGTATAGTTATTTCAGCTTTAGTTCTTTCAGCTTCATAAGCTGCTTCATCAAATTCACGTAGTCTTTCTTCTGCTACTGCAAACTTTTCATCTGCTTTTTTAGAAGCAATAGTTTCAACTATAGCTGCTACGTCTGGATACTTTTCTGCCCATGCTTCAATATCTTCATCGGAAGTAGGAGCTCTAAGAGAAAGACTACTATTGTGTTCTTCTAGTGACTCTTTCCATTCTTTTTCTTTTTCAGCCATATGTCGACGGAGATCACCATAACGCTTTTTAAATGACTTTTCTTCTCTACTTAGACCCTCATCAGACTCATCTTCTTCTTTTGATTCAGTTTGTTTTTCTTTTACTTCAGACTTTTCTGTAGTTTCTTCAACATCATTAGTGTTTTCTTCTTCATCTTCTATAGTTTCTTCTGCTTCATCACCTGTATGCTCAGACATTAAAGCTTTTAGTTCTTCTTCATCTTTTTTCATACGAGATTGTTTGATTGCGTAATTAGTACCTCTTGAAATCATTGTTTCTTTAGTATCTACATTTTTTACAATTTCTTGAGCCATGTTATATATCCTTTTATTTATGTTGGGGTCAGCCGTAGCTGAGTGGCCTTAGTTATTTAGGAGTTGATGAGGGCTGCTCGCCCCCACCTTTAGTAGTATTATTTCTTAGTTGGTTTAGAAGCTAATCCACCTTTGTTATACATATCTCTTGCATACTTAGGTTTAGAAACTTTAGGACTTGCCTTTGTTCTAACTGTTCTAGCTTTAGGTTTAACAGTTGATGATGATGAACTGTTAGTACGTCTTGCTCTAGCATCGTCTGTTGTATCTCTAGCATATACAGGTTTCTTAACAATAGGAGACTTACCTGCAGGTTTGTTTGAACTCATGCTAGGTCTTGCGTATACTGGAGCTTTTGAAACACCTTTAGTACGTCTTGCTCTAGCATCATCTGTGTTATCTCTAGCAGAAGTAGCTGAACGAGTTCTTGCCATTCTACGATCATCTAAACCTTTAGGAGCTGACTTTGTTGCTGCTTTATTGCCTCTAGCAAATACTCTACCATCACCTGATGATGTGTTGCTTGCCATACGGTTGCCTTTCATCATTTCAGTCATACCGTAGTTACTCATAGCCATCTTAGTTAAAGTTGTAGTTGAGTCAAAGAACCCACCTAGTTTTAAATTGTTAGACTTAGCGTATCCACCTGCAGCTTCACGTAACTTAGCAGCTTGATCTGTATAACCATGTGAATCTAGTACAGCTGCATTAGCTAATACTTCAGCATGCTTCTGCGTTTTAAATATCTTACCAAAAATACCTTTATCAAAAAACCCAGATACCGCACCTGCAGCTTTTTCTAAAAAGCTTTGCTCCTCATCGGTTTCACCCATATTAAGAGTATCCAAGGATTGTTCCATAAGCACAGCAGGGTCTGTGTAATCGTACTTTTTCATCCAAGCTTCTGGGTCATGTTCTGGTGGTCTTTTTCTACTACTTCCTTTTGATACAGGAACACAGGAGTTTGTAGCAGGGTCTAAGGCATAACCTTCTGGGCATTGAATAGGAGCAGGAGTAGATGTTGTATCTATAGGAGCTACTGGAGTAGGTATCTCTGGCGCACCTACTACTGTAGGAGCTGCACCAGTTGTACCGGACTCTACAGAAAACCCTGGAGTATACGTATAAGGGTTATAGCTGCTTGTTGTGCCTGTTGCGTTTAAATTAGTAGTACCGCCTACATTAAACTTACGAGGACCTGCTTGTCCTTTTACTTTAGGACCTGCATCATCATCTTTCATGTAGATACCTTTTGCTTTTAATAAATTAGATACTGAAGGGTCAGACTTAGCGGCTGCCTTTACTCGATCTATAATACTGTTTACGTCTGAGTCTTTCATTACCATTCCACCTGTTGCATAACCATCTAGTTTCATTAAGTCTTCATCTGACACTCCCTCAGAGACTTCTTCTACAGGCTCACCACCCATACGTCCATCTTCTTCCATGTCCTCTAATCCTGCTTTAGCTTTATTTCTTAGTTTTTCAAAGTAAGCTACACCAAAGTATTTTACTACGTCAGCAGGTACAACGTACTCACCTGACGATAACTGAGCAGACACATCGTCTCTGACATCCTCAGCATTAGAACCAGGAGGTATATCATTACCTGAAACTGGGTCTTTATCAAGACCGTCTGTAGCTAAACCACCTTCTTCATATATCTTACTATCCATTGTTAAAAAGTCTCCGTTTTCTCACCATTGATTTTATCACGTAGCATTTTTAGACTCCGTAACGCTTTTATCTCACCCTGTAACCTGTGGAGTTCTAAGGGCTCATCTCTTTGCTCTATTTGTTTGTATGCAAAGTTAATACGTGTATCTAACTCTTTTTGAAAAGCATCATATAACACTTTGTCGTTTACTAATTGTTTTAAAATCATTAGAGTTCCTATTTTTTAAATTGGTGTTTGACCAGTATTTCCTGAAAAGCCTTGCTCTCCTGGAACTGGAGCACCACCTACATTTATTGCACCTGCATCAGGGGCTCCACCACTAGCACCCATAGCTGCTTGCATTGCTGCTGCTTCTGCATTAGGGTCTACTTCTGGTGGATTAGCTTCTTGGAATTTTCTTAATATCTCAGCTTGCACTGCTGCTTCAGATAAACTATTAGCAACTTTATCAGCATCTAAGTCCATTGACTCAGCAATCTCACGTATAACATAATCCATTTTAGCAAAAGGTGCTAGAGCAGGGTTTTGTACAACTTGTAAGAACTGCATCAGACGTTGACTACGTACTTCGTTAGCCATTAGAGATGATGTACCTTGTGCTTTAACTTCTAAGTCCCCTTTAATCTCTTCATCAAAGTCAAATTGCATATTAAAAGAAAAGAAAGCTTTACCTAGAGGTCCTAATAAATAATCGTCTACGTTCTTAATTACTGTACGTACAGAGCCGTTAGCTGCTGACATAAGCATGGATATACCAGACGCTGTACGTCCAACACCTGAGACACCTGTTTGACCGTGAGCAAAGCTAGGTAGGCCAGTAGATTCATCAGACAACTGACGAGCCTTATCAAACATCTGCATATTCTCATTGGATACGTTAGGAAACTTAGTACCAAAAATAGCTTGACCAGGAGCCCCACCGCTTCTTCGGAAGACTTTCCCTGGATAAATATCTAAGCTTTGACCTGGAGTTAAGTTGTTTTCATCTACTTCTATTAATAAGTTACCTGATAAAGCAGCATTATCTACTGCCATACGCATAAAACCGTTCATAAGAGTTTGTGTATCGTCCATATTCTCTGCTAAACCCACCCCAAAGAATGAGTAAGGATTTACTTCGTAAGGTACAGCGTAATAAGGAATGATCTGTGGACTAAATGGGTTCATAACCAAACGTATTACCTGTCCGTTACAAATCCAAATATTACAATTAAGTTGTTCAGCATCTTTAAGTTCTGAAGGAATATCTACATCGTGATCTTCAAGAACATCAGCGTCAACATAACCCCAAAACTCTAAGACCTCATAACGCTCTGTAGCTGTTTCTTGGCTATCGTCTTCCATAGCCTGTTCCCACCACTCTTTAGAGTAAGACTGCCCAAACGATAAAGCTAAATCAACAGCATTCTTACGAAAGAATGGACGTTTCTTAAGAGAACGTACTTGTGTTCTAGACATTTTATGTCGTTCTACTACATATTCTGCTTCGTCCATAGAATTAGCGTCAGGGTCTGGGTAAAAGTTCCAAACAGACACGGCATCACACTGAGGCATTGTTTTAATACGAGGTTTATAGTTACCTTCGTCGTCCCAGTTAGGATATTCTTTATCTACTGCAAAAGGGCCTTTCATAACACCAGTGCCAAACAAAGCACATTCAAAAGCAGCTGTTCTAAGTTTCTTAGATGCACCTGATTCTTCTAACTGGTCATGTATTTTCTTTTCCATCTTCTTAGCTGCGACCATTGCAGGATGTACGGTTACTTCAGTAGCAGTTTTACCTTCACCTTCCTCCATAATATCGGCCACTGGAGCCAGTGAATCGGCTAATCCACCTAATCGTTCCATAAGGTCTGGAATAGTCTCTCCTGGGCGTAATTTGGCATCCTCTGGGCTAATATCAGAGCTATCTTGACCTTTTGCTTTCTGCATATCAGGGTTAGACTCAAAATGCATTGCTTCTGCAATACCTTCAGGTAGTCTAGTAGGGTCTATTGAGATTGGAAACTTATTATTACCAAATAAAACTTCTACTAACTGACCATAAGCCGCTAATACTTTAGTTTTAGTAACTTTAACAAAGATTCTAGACTTTTCAGTACTTGTAAAAGCTACATCAGGGCCATAAATACCCCTATAATTACGGTATGATTTAACCCAACGCTCTTCGTCTGTGTATCTAGCTGTTTCAGCTCTTTTAAAACGATCAGTAACATAAGAAACTACTTTACCAACAGGCTCATCTGATGTTTCACCTTCTGGTATGTCGTCTATGTAAGAAGATTCTGAGTCTTCCATAACCGTCTCTAGTTCTTGTTCGTCCATTTCGTACTTATCCATGTTTATTCCTTAGTAGCCAAAGGTGGGGTCAGACATTTGAAAGCCTGATCGTTGTGTAGATGGGTCATAATCCCAAAGAGAGGACCTAGGTCTAGTCATTAATCCGTATCTTAAAGCATCATATCCGTGATCAATAGGACTTTTAGTATCTACATCTTCAAGATTATTCTTATCAAGAGGAAGAGAGGGTAATTCTGATATTAGGTTACGACAAGTGTTAAAGAATACTATCCTAGGCTCTTCTGTAAACTCATCTATTTGTAGTCGTCTATGTATTTCGTTTTTACCTGCAATACGTGATCCTTTAGATCGATCTGATGGTCTCCATCTACATCCTTTTTGAATCATTTGCTCAGCTAATGATGGTCCAGTGTCTCCTCTGTTATGCCACAAAGAACTATCTAAGACCCCATACCTTATCTTTTCACCTTTTTCTATTTCTATTATCATATCTGCTAAATCAGAAGCAGTAGTTTTATTTACGTAGAGTTCCCTATATATAACTATTTGTTCACTAGGGGCTACTGCAAACCATAATACTGCTGTCATAGAACCATATCCGTAGTCACATGCTCTAAATTTAGCCCAACTACTTGGTATCTCGTAAGGCTCTACTACATGCTTTTTAGGGTTAAACTCTGAAAAAGCTGCACCCTCAGATATACTCCAGTCACCGTCTAGCAACTGCCTACGTTGATGCTCTGGCATTGATAGCAAATTAGCCTCATACATACCGTCTTCGGCTAAGTATGGGTTATTAAATAAATTAGCAGGTATAAACCTACGTTTAAATAAAGGCTCACCTTCTCTTGTGTGACCCTTAGGCCAAGCTATTATCTCACCGTTTTCATCTGTAGCATGGAATGATGTATTAGCAGGAGCTGGGTCTATAAAAGTCTTTTTAACCCAAAAATGACCTGGGCCACCTGGGTTTGTGGTTGCTCTCATATAGAGAGGTAGTTTAGAGGAACTAGTAGCACGTAAACGTGATCTCATATAATTCCAAGCAAAAGGAGAAGGCCATTGTGTAAGCTCGTCGAGCCCTATCCAGTTAAAGGCTTGCCCCTGGTATCTCATAACGTCATCATCTCTATCAAGATATGACATCCATAAAGTAGCTCCACTAGGTGCTACCCAAGTCTTATCTCTTTCCATAAACTTAATACCTGGGACAGCTTTTGGGTATAGTTGTTTAGATACTGAAATAAGTTCTCTTAATTCTTCTGTACTACGTCTAACAAGAAGACCTCTAGAGTGAGGGTTGTTAAAATATCGAACAGGGTCTGCAACCATTGCATATGATTTACCACCACCTGCTGCCCCACCATATAAAACTTCCTGCTCACTAGAAGCTAGGAAGTCTTCCTGAGGACCAGGATTAGGAGCAAATATAATGTCTTGAGCTTTTTTGACATCTATTGGCTCTGGTTTAGGCGTAGCAAAAGTAGGAGTAACCTCAGGGGTCTGTGTAAAGTTTTCTTGTACCTTTTCCACCGAGTCTTTCTTCTTCGATGACACGGGCTTTTTCACTGGCTTCTTGGTAACGCCTTGCATAGTCTCTATGGGCTGAGGCCGTGTACCTTCTTTTTTCTTCGATGCTGACACGTTTGTTTAATCCTACATGTGAGATATATCTACCTGATTGCTCTGTAAGCCATCTAGCTACAAGTCTTAAACTATATTCTTTTAAGTACTTTTTAGCTTGTTCTAGCATCTCTAGCTGATCAGGTATTGGCTGAAGTATATCTTTATCTTCTTCGTCTTGCGAATATCCAAAAGGTATATGTCTACCTACTCTTACTATTGGGTAGTACTCTCCGTCTAAACCCCTCTTAGGAATCTTCCAAGATTGATCGACAGGGATAGCAGTTAGTGTAGGGGCTTGCTTTCTAGCCATCTTATATCACACACACATTAGTTTGTCAAGTTGTTATTTAGAACTTCTTTTTTGAGTCCCTGGGTTGGATGCACCACACATAACGTATCCACCTTTTTTATAACCCATCTTTTTAGCTACAGCTGGTGCAGCTTTCTTTAAAGCTTTCATACCTTTAGACATTGGTTTTTTAACAACACCGCCGTGTTTATAACCTGTTTTTTTCATATCTGAATCTTTCATCATTGTGCCATCTGGCATTTTATGATAACCTTTTTTCATAACTACTCCTCCTTCGTTAGCTCTAAACTTAGCAGTCTTTTCTGCTATCTTTTTTGGTTGTTTAACGAACTGTTTACCAGACGCTTTACCTTTACGTTTAGCAGCAGATGTTGCTGCGTACTCTTGACTCGATAAGGCATCTCTAGCTGCTTTAGGTAAATACCTTTCACCAGTAGCTTTTTTGCCTTGAGTAGATGGTTTACCTGATTTAGTACCCCATTTTTCTTTAGTCCATTTATTAAGTGATCTTTGAGGAGCCTTCATTTCTTATAACCTCCACCTGCAGCTTTGTATTGCTTAGCAAGCATTTGGGCTTTACGAGCTGACCATTGACCTGCTGCCCCACCTTTGCTTCCTGCCTTGATCTTAGCAAATAGTCTTTTACGCATTGTAGGTTTAGTATAGTTTCCTGATGCATTTACTTTTGATTTTGTTTTAGATGCTGCCATTTGCCTATCCTAACTATATATTTCTAGAAGGGTCATAATACTCTTCAACAGATACCATAATATCCATAGTGTTTGTAGTTTCACTATATGCTACTATTTTATCACCTGCATGTAAGTTAAAAAACCCACCATTAACTAAGTTATCAACAGAGTGGCCTGGCATGCTTAAACCATTTGCAATATAATGATACTGGTCATCATCTTTGTGATAAAACTGAACATATACTTTTTTATTTGAAGGATTATTATTGCTTATGTGAAGATACCTAACAATAGCACTGAAATTATTTGGACAAGTGTATAATACTGTAGCATTAGCATCTGCAGCTATAGAATCTACAAGATAACCTTGAGTATGAAACTTAGTATTATCTAACCTAGCCATACTACCACTTAGCCTTATCAGCCCAGTAAGCGGCACTCATTTTACCTTTAGCAATGTTCTTGCCATGTCTAGCTTTAAATGATGCTCTTTTCTTCTTCATCTTTGCTGATTCACCTGCTTTAGGTTTACCTGCAGTGCTAGCTCCTTGCTCACCAAAACGAATAGTCTTAATCTTGTCGCCAACTTTAGCAACAACAACATGAGACTTTTTAGGGTGGTTAGGTGTTCTTTTAGGTTTATTAAAACCTGATACACCTGCTCTAGCTAGTCTAGGGTCTTTCTTTGGTTTCTTATCAGCCATACTAATCTTTCTTTTTAGCTGGTAGTATAAATACAGGTTCTGCTGTAGATACTTCTACCTTTTCTGTTTTAACGAATCCTGCTCTATCCATAAGGTCTTTTGCAGCTGTCATCTTTTCTTTAGCACCTAACATATCTACATCACCCATTACTTTGAACATTGTATATGCAGCTTTAGTGGAAGACTGTGCTATAAACTTACGAGTAAGGTCTGCTATCTCGTCTACTAGAGAAGCTGTAACTGATGAAGTTGGAACATTATCGGAGTATCCAGCAAGTTTCTTTGCTTTTAAAGGATCACCCTCTGCTTGTTCAAATAGAACAGCTAAAAATAACTCTTGTTTTTCTGTGAGGGCTCTTTTTGTCATATTACACCTTTACCCATGCTTCATTTATATCTAAAGTTTCTGGGTCATCTGCTATAAAGTGACCATCTTCGTTTCTAGCTCTTTTATACTTAATCTCTTCTTTAGTTTCTACTTTATTTACAATATCTACTATTTCTTTAATATCACATATAAAGGAACCATAGGGGTCTGTAACACCTACGACATCTCCTCTAGAAGTAACTACTTGGTCAGAAGACACAAAGTACCCAATACTTTTTAGTTCACTCTTGTGTTTTTTTAAATCCATTACTTACCCCTTTTATGAGTACCTGGGTTAGAAGCACCACATACAACATACCCACCTTTATTGTACTTACTTGCTTCTGCTTTACGTGAAAAACTACGATTAGTGCCCTTAAGTTGAACCCTTAAATTCTTTACAGAATTATCTTTAGAGTTACGGTTCTTATGGTCGACATCTTTACCGTCTCCTTTTTTTACTAATCCACCTTTTTCTAACATACGTCTAGCTGCTTTACGTGAACGATTAGCCGCTAAGTCTGACTTAGGTGACTTAAGCTGTAGAGCACGTTCTCTCTTATAGTCTCTTTTATATCCTGGTGAACTTGGCATCAGTAATCAAACAAACAAATAGAGGTTAGTACTGTACCACTCTTTAATTTAAAAGTAAATGATATAGAAGCAGGGTCTAGTTTCCAACACCCAAAACATTTATTACAAGGTTTATCCTTGTTATTCCAACAGTAACCTAGCATTTATTTTCCTTTACTTGGGTTTGTCCACTTATCTACCATCTTTTCTCCAGAACGACCAACAACGTAGCCTCCAACACCAAGAGTTAATAGATTCCAGAGTTGATCAGGTAATTCTAATACGTTATTCATAATCTCTGGGTAAGCGATTGCTATTATAGGAAATACTAAATAGTTGACAGCTATAATAGCTATAACAATTAGCATAAGGAGGGGTCTCCAAGAAGAGGTCAACCAGTTGCCTGACGAAGCTTCTGCTAGTATTATTTCACCACGTACCTTCTCTATTGAGTCAGCATGTTCTAGTAAGGCTAGCTTTGTTTCTCTTTCTATTTCTGCTCTTTTATCTGAATCAGGTATAATACGTTTTAACACGTCACCCATAATAGGAGTTAGAAGAGGTAATAAAGTATTTATCATTTTATTCTCGAACTATAGTTCACAGGCATTCGCAGTTCTTGAGTGCTCATAGAATCTAGCGTTAGACCTTTTAGTTTCTATTTCATTCATTTTAGTTATCTTTTCAGCGTATACTTCTGAAGAAAGTTTTATACCAAATAAACTTGGAACATTAACTAATAATACTGTTATTACTAGTCCGTAAAAAACACCTCTTATAATAGTAGGAATTAATAGCTTTTTATGTTCTTCAATCACAAGACTAAACCTCCCTTTATAATAAACGTAAGTATACCACCTAGGATAGCACCTATAAACAATTTAACAATCCAACCAATAATACCATCAAAAGATTTTAACTTAGCTTTAGTTATATCAAGATAAATATTAATGTTGTTGATTTCTTCTTCCATATCACGGACAGTGTCTCTTAACTTAAATAGACGTTTTTCTAATTCATTTTGATCAGTTTGTAACGAGCGTATATCGTCAGCATTTCTATCACTCATGTCTATTCTCTCCCTAAGACTACTTAGGGTATGTACCCCAAGATAATTGATAATGAGGCCCGTCTGGAAAGGATTTCCAATCTCCTCCCCAATCCATGTCTATTTCTAATTCTTTTGCTGCTTGCTTCATAGCATCAGCTATCTTGTAGTATAAAGGCCAATCCCATCTCACCGAACCATCTACATAAGCACCTAGGTCTACCCCGTGTCCTGTTAAATGTCTAGAGTTCAAAGTTGTTGATGCACCCCTCGCGACTAACTCTTTTTGTCTATCCAGGGTACGCATACCCTCTAAAACAGTAAAGTCTACTTCAGTTATTTTTATAGCTCTTTCAACTACAGCTACTAAGTCCTTATGAAGACCTTCTAACCTTTGTTTACTCCGCTTACCTAATCTATATGTCATAATCGTCTTCCCAATCCCTTTTACGTTTAGGGTCTAGCACATCTTTACTATCTAACTTCTTTTCTAAGAACATTGATCGTTCCATCCTGTCTAATGAAACCCAGTGTCCTGTATCCAAGTAATACTTTTCTCTTATATAGAAAACATCACTACGGGGAATATGTAGATTATACAAGGCTCTTAGGTCATCATCTGCTAGAGCTTGAAAAAATGTGTTAAGGACATCATCGGATGAGTCGTATTTATCTTTAGGGGAGGTCATTATGTCATCTTATTATTATTATTATTGTGACTTCTGACAGTTATAACACATAGTGTTTTATAAGTCAAGGGGATTTTCAAAAAACTTATACTAAGTTATGCGACAAAGAAGAACTAATTCTAGCCTATACTTAAAGTATTACTCTAAGTATTACTTATATTTATAATTAACTAGTAGTTGGACTAAACCATTATGTTTAACTTAAAGTATACTACTCGTATGTTATACCACATAATGCCGCGAAGTCAACCCCTAATTTCATAATGTATACATATTAAAGCTTACGCTTAGTATACACTCAATATTCCCTCTTGTCAAGTAAATAATACACATAGGCCCAAAATAGTTGTATGTAAACCAAGGTGGTTAACACCTAAACCAAAAATACCCCTCTCTGTCATTGTGCATATATAACACCGTATACACCCCCCATGCCCCATCTACCCCCTGTAACTACTATCCGAGGTACATATTCACGTATTCATATATCAAGATATGTCTATATGTTTTATACTTCATATTCACATATTGCAATACGTTATTGTATACTTATGCATACAAGTTTGGTTTTCAGTATCCGATTGTATACCATTGTATTTTATATACACTTTAATAAACATTATAATACATTCAAATAACAGAATACTTGAATAAGAACAAACAGTAGAACAAACAGTAAACAAACAGAGAACCACCCCTTAGAAGCTCAAATAAGGCCACCCACAGCCTCTAGCATCTCTCTGGTAGTTTACTATATAAAATCTCTTAGGCTCGATCCTGAGAGTTTGTTCTATATATGTCACACAATTAAATTAAATTAGAATAATTTTAAGAAAAGACTTTACATTCTATTAAAAGTATATCACGCGCGCACGCGTTCCTTCTTATTAAAAGGAATAACATATTCAAATATTCATATATGTTAATCTCAACCAGTCTGGAATATTTTAGAAAAAGAGAACGAATCAGGAACAAATCTAAAACGAATCACTTAACCCATTGATTTTAAACGATTTTTTCTAATATCTACTATGTCAAGTTTGCAGCTCGTATGCTAAGCCATTGTTTTTAAACGATTATTTATTATGTAAGATGTAACCCATTGATTTTAAACGATTTTCTTGAAACTCAAACAAAACAGGCCTTTAAATTACTATAATAATATCAAAATGATACAAAATATTGCCTATTTTAAAGATTTTTATAAAAAAAGAATTCAATGATTTCAATGACTTACAAGAAATATAAAATTAATTTGAAATATTTTACAATTATTTTATTCAATGTTTTCAATGACTTAGAAGGAGAAACTGGATTTTATTCAATGTTTTCAAGGGGTTAGCAGGGGGTTGCATATCTTATTCAACTAGTATCTAAAGAGGATATAGAAATTAAGGAGTTAAGAAAAACAGACACTAAAGCGCGGTTGGAGGCCGCTATGATCAAAATCAATCTCTCTGACTAGTACCACTTGTAAAGTGCTGACACCCTGATAGGACGGGTGAGCGATCAGGTGTGTGGTTTCGGCAGTGTGCAAAAAGTAATCTTAGTTTATAGATCATGTATCTATTAGCGTTGTTCTGAATTAACAGGTGAAAATGGAAAATTGCACAAACATTTTATATATGAGTATATCATGCTGATATGCTTTTATTAGAAATGTTCATAGGAGAAAATTATGACAAAAGTAAACGATATTAAATCATTAGAAAACAAATTTATTACAAACATGGGTTCAGGCATTGCGGCTAGTTCTAACTTATTTGAACTAATTAAATCTACAGTAAGTAGTGAAGACGCAAGGCCGTTAGCGAGTGCTGTTGCTAGACTATTAAATAAAGGGGATAAGCAAGGGGCAACTGCTGTTAAGGCGATTATAGGTGCTGTTTTTGTTGGTGCTAAAATTAAGAAAGCAAAGGACAAAAAGACATTAGTTATTGATATATCAAATGTAGAGGTTGATAGCTTTGCATATTCAAGGTTCGCGGCGGCTGTTGAAAAGAAATTGTCTCTTAGATCAACACTAGTGAAAGAGGTTCTAAATAAAAAGAACCCTGAAGAGGTTAAATTACCTAAAAGTGCAGAAGCATTTGTTAAGCGTATGAATAAAGCAGGTTTCACAAAAGCGGCTGTTATCGCCGCAATACAAGGCTTATAAGTTAGGAAAGTTATGCCAATCAGTTTCTCCCTACTGGTTGGCATACACGTTTTAACTTAAACAGTAGAGGAAAATACTATGACAAGTATAATTTTAAATGGATCGAAATCGGGTGAATTATCAACAGAAATGGCGTGGCATTTTGCAAAGCAAGTTGTGTCTGGTGGGTCAACTATAACAATGTGGACTGACAAAGTTTTATGTGTAACAAGCAAGGGGAAGTAAAATGACTGCTCACGAGTTTTTTGAATTGTGTACCAATTATTTAATCGAGCCAGATATTGCTCTGGAAAATGCTAATCTAAAAGAGGCCGTGGAATTAGGTCAATACCATAAAATTGAAACAATCTTGAAAGAGGAATTTTAAAATGAAGTTATCACAAGTGGGAACTCAATCCGAATTAAATAATTGGTTTATGACAGTGTTGAAACATGGCACTGCTGAACAGCGTCAATATTCAAGAGCCGTGTGGTTCGATCTGACTGAAAAGTGGGAAAATGCTTTTGCCTTTGATGGTCATGTCAATGGTATCGTTGGTGTAGGTAAAATCTCTTTTGCTGATAATGTTTTGGCTGATGAAGTATTTTATCTATTAACTAAAAGTAATATTGATCGTAAAATGATCATGCAAATTAAATAGGAGAATAAAATGAAACATTTAGAAAAAGTAATATTCGCAATAGATAACCCACACGATCTGCATCAGGTAGCGTGTTTCACTAGGTTCTTAGATACCCAACGTGCTTTGAATAGGTTATCAGGTGAAGTTGTTCAATGTATAGGCCATTGGGAAGGTATTCTTGAACCTTCATATATGATGAATGCAGTTGATTACCACGAGTTTGTCGAAAAGTCAGGCTACCTTACAAATCAAATTTGTGTTCTTCATGTTCCTGCTGATACACGGCAACCATGTCACACGGCAACACCTTACGGTATGACTGAAAATGTGGGTCGTATGGTTAAAGTTGACAAGTCTGAATTAAACCTTGTTGACCCTTGGACTTATGTAATTGAAACAGAGGAGTATTTTCAATGTCTTTAAAAGATAAATCACAAGATTATCAAGACGGCTATCAACACGCTTTAGATGAGGCCGAATATATGTTATCGATTGACGTGGTGCATAGCATCGCGTCATTCAGAAATGACCCACCTGATAGTGATTATCAACGTGGGTTTTTACACGCAATGGAATACCAGTATTGGAAAATGTCAGAGGAGTTATAGTATGATAACATTCATATCAATTATTATGATTATATTTTCAATTCTTGTAATCTATATAAAATCAGGAGATAAATATTAAAATGGAAACTACTATGAAAGCGTGGCAAGCTAATTCAATTTTGGATACGCTAGAAGATTATCTTGAAGTACCTACTATATCAGAGGACTTAAACGAGATTGATGAAATATTAGAAGAGGAGTTTTAAATGGTCGATAAAAGCTTTAAAATTGACAGTGCAAAAGTTAAATATGAGTTGATAATATCTGAAGTTTCAGGAGGGTATTCCTCTGTTATAGATGTACACTTCACTGACTATCTTGTCGAAGCTATGGATATTAAAGATAGGTGGACTAGCCGTGGTGCATTTGTTGAGGTAAATAAGATAACAACTGAAAGGTTAAACCTATGATAGCTAGTAGAGAAAATCTAAGTCATTTGATAGGTAGGGTAAACCTAGAGACCGGTAGTCATCTTAGAATTCAATACAACTTAGGTGGTGTTCGTATCTATGAAGGTGATGACGAGCCGCCTAGTTACTTAACTGAAACAATACCTATTGATAATGCTATTGCATATCTTGAAGGTTGCCTGTATAATCACTATTTAAACTAAGGAGTGTAATATGAATAATTTAATTAAAATAACTGCGGTACTATTAACAGCACTAGGATCGGCTAGTTACTCTGCTCAAGTTATGGTAGGGTCTGCATTAGATGGTGAAGTAATAAACAAAACAGATTTACTTCCAATGCCCAATATATCTTGTGACTTAGCTGTTGATATAATTGAACATAACTTAAAAGCTACACCTGTAGGTTGGTTACGTTTTAAATTCCATTCAAGAGATGGAAAGTTTATGAGATACAATGCTAAAAAGAATGGTATAGATTATATGGTCATATGCCTTGAAGAATAACTAAGTATAACTGTATTAATTATAACATAGGAAAGGATTATATTATGAAACAGTTTATGGAAATAGTAAATAATGAGTATCACGAGATATTTAGTAAAGAAACAGTCATAGATAGTATACAAGCTTGTTTTAATTACGATGTGTATTATTATGCTTGCCCTAACTATGGTATCAATAGTTGGAGGCGTTATCACGATATGGACTATGCACCAGATGTAAGGCCTATCTTTGACGAAGATCAACTTGTGTATAGAGGTCACGTAAATAAGTATACTAAGTATGGTGTGCTTGAAGCTTTTCAAGACTCTAAATACGGTTCTCTTGATGACATTGCTGACGCATTGGTAAACAACGAGAGTGTAAAGTTTGATCAAACGTCTGCATTGGCAGAGTTCTTGAAGTCTACTATTGATCGAGAGTATAACAACCTAAACAATTCTTTACTAACATGGGCAGATGTTACTAAGGTTTTAGCTATCTTTAACCCTACTGAGTGTCCCAAGACTAAGGGTCATATAG